ATGAGAGATATAAATTGTTGGCGTTACGATTTACAGCAACCACTGTTTGTTATTAATGAAAAGCCTAGCGACAAGAGGAAAGATTCAAGCGTTTGGCAGAAAAGAAAATCATCTGCTAACAGTTCCTTTCAAAGAGGCAAGAAGATGCGTCAATATAGAGAAAAAATTTTAGCAGAGGCGATGGCAGATGGGCAAGAAAAGCAGGGATAAAGGATCAGCTATGGAACGCTGGCTGTGCAATGAGATAGATCAGCATTTAGGATTCAAGCCAAAGCGCAATCTTTCTCAATACCAGACTAAGGGACAGCCAGATATTATAATCCCTGGCTTTGCCATCGAGTGTAAGGCTTATGCTAATCGTGGTGGCTGGACACATAAAAAAGATTGGTGGGTACAAGCCTGTGAGCAAGCTGGGGATAATGAGCCTGTCCTTGTGTATAAGTATGACTATCAAGAGCCAAGGGCAGTCATTTCTCTTTCAGTTATCAACAGCGAGTATGACTACACAGGCATAACTTGCACCCTCTCTCTGCCGGATCTTTGGTATATTATACGTGAAAAAATATCTGAACAGGGGCTTGGCGAAGATAAAAATATATGATATTTAGATTTATCTATACATTGCCATGCGGCAGAACTGCAAGGCAATGCCCCCTTTCTCTTCCTCTTTTTTATAAATAAAAAAAGCAATGCATTGCATCATTGCAAAGCATTGCTATATGCCGTGCGGCATTGATCTTTCTCTGCTAGTCTACGACTGCGTGTTTTTTGTACAGCAGCACTAAAAGTTGCACTGGCTTGGGTATTTTTCTTTGACCATGTTCGTAGTAAAACACTGCCCTCTCTGATACCCCTAGAAGCTGACCGAATTGTTTAGCTGTAATTTTTAGCCTTTCTCTCTCGGCTTTAAATTCTTGTGGCGTTATTTCGTTATCCATGTTATGTCCTTTCTCATAGGCCTTGATCCGCCTATGTTTGCTAGTCGAAAGGGCAGCTAGGAATCCAACGCCTAGCCGCCCTTTCTCTTTTAGCTTGCGATTTTTTCGTATTCTTTCCAAGTCATTGAACAGACAACAGCCCATTGACCGCCAGCAAGATCCCATATCATGGCTGCATGATAAGACTGATCTAAAACTTTAAATGCTGTTAAAGCCTCAAGCCTTGTTTCGTAAAACATCATCATTGCTTGATCATCACTTATCATATTGTCAACCCCCTTAAAACATGAAACTCTTTTGGATTCTTTGTGAATCTCAAACCGATCTTTCTGTTCTGAGTAAAAGTTTTTACAGGCTGTATGAGATAGATCTAAAGCATCCTGTATTGAATATTGAACAATCATTGTTTGATCCTTCCTTTGCTAGTTATGCCATTGTTGGCGATTTAAACGCTGCACAGCGTTTATCACTGCCTTGCCAGTAGAAACCACCAGACAAGGCAGTCATAAAGGCTGACGGGCTTTAAATCATCATTAAAACTGTAAAGCCCCACATTGATGCCATAAAGACAAGGCCAGCTAGTAAGTTTTCATATTTGATCAGAAAGTTGTTTATTTTTCTAAACATGATCAAAACTCCCTCACAAGATAGCCAGCACCAACTGGAATTATTCTTGTGGCTTTCTCTAAAGCTTCAATAAAGTTTTCCGGATCGTGATTTTCATCTAATAAATGATCAAAGTCGTTCATCATTTCATCAAGATCCCCATACTCATGCCATTCACACCTAAAGGCAACAGGATCAAAGTCTATTGGTTCACCTTGATCATCGCTTAATTCTTCATAAAAATTATAAAGCTTGATTGCGGCCTGATAGCTGAACGAATCCCTGATCACTTGATTACCAGTAAAGTCTGATTGTGTTATTTCATTTATAATCATTAGCTTGATCCTCTCTTATGCTGCTAGATCTTGGCGGTTTTGAAAGGCAAGTATAAAATCGCTTGCCTTGTTTGCAGATGCAAACGCTTTGATCATTGCCTTTTTATCGCTTTTAATAACTTCCAACCAGTTATTTAGATATTTTGCATGATCAACCCTTGGCGCTACGTTTATACCCAAATGACAGGTAACAAAAACAGCACCTAATTCAGCGATCAATTCTTCAAAGGCATAAGCATTGCTGCCAAACTTAGATCCCTTTTTGCGATCCAGCCTTGTCTTTGCGCCTGTCCAGTGCGTCAATTCATGGAACATTGTTGAATAGTAAGCTTCAATATCTGAGCTTGTATCAGTGCCTTTAAAATCTTCTAAAATAGGCATCTGGACAAAATCATGGCTAGGTGAATAAAAAGCCCGATCACCGCCGAATCTGATGTCAGCACCTGTTGCCTTTATCAAAGCTTCAGCCTTTTGATTGCGATCTTTTGTTTGAACAATGGGGTCAGAAACAGGCGAATCGTAACCGTCAACTTGATCAGCATTAAAAACAGTAAACCCTTTTAAGACTGGAATAATCCGATCTTCATCAGTGTCTTTGTCTTGTACTGCTATGCGATCAAAGAATATGATCGGTGTCCCTTTTGATCCTTTTTTCACCTTGGCATTTTTCTTTTGCCATTGTTTGAAAGTGGCCCACTCAGAGGATTGAAAATCGTTAGCCATTGCAGAAACAGCAGTTAGAAAAACATTAGTTCCTTGGTATGGCTTGCCAGTGATTACATTACAATGGCCTAAACTGGCTTTTGCTTGCCAAGGCTTTGTCCAATCAGATCCATGCTTTGTCATTAGATCCAACACTTGATCGGTAATTATTTGGTTATAGTCTTTTTTCATAGCCTTTGATCCTTTATATTTGTTTGCTATAATCTTAATATATGACCATCGTGCAGGCTTGTCAAGCACAAAAATATATGATATTAAGAATTGCATACATTGATTAGCAAACATTGCTATCAATTCTAGGCAAACATTACCTACATTATTAGACAGACATTGCAGCTGGATCAGCCAGATTTATTTTGATTGATTGGGGTTGGATTTTCACAAAACTTTCACAGACGAACACACATTGCTTCACACGGCACTGCATAGCCGTCAGCACTGCTTGTCATGTTGCCATGCGGGGGTCTTGCAAAACGGCGTCACACCCAAAACCGCGCACCACTCTACATATGTGTTAAATACTACATTTACACACACAGTCTGAATGACTATGTTAAGGCATGGCAAAGCTTACAAAGACAAGGATTGATGACTTGGTTGGCATGATTATGGAAGGTCATAGTCTTGCTAGGTCATGTACTGAGTTGAGTATAAGTAGGCGTAACATTTACAGCCGTATGGGCAAGGATGCTGAGTTAGAGCGTAGGATCAGGACGGCCCAGCAGCAGAGTGCTGAGAAGGCTGTTGAGGAGTTGGATGAGTTATATCAGCAGCGTTTGCGGGGTGAGAAGGATTATGACCCTAATGTGCTGAGGGATTATGCTACTCATGTCAGGTGGAAGGTTGGGAAGTTATTGCCTGACAGGTATGGTGAGCAGAAGAACAGGGCTGGTGTTGAGATAGGTGATGGCACTGTTCGGATAGTCTGGGAAACAGATGCAGGTTAAGATACCTTACAAGCCTAGAGTATTACAGGCTGAGATGCATGAGAGTTTGAAGCGTTGGAATGTGCTTGTGATGCACAGGCGTTTTGGCAAGACTGTCTGGGCTGTAAATCATTTAATCAGACATTGTTTGACTTGTGAGTTACCAAGGCCAAGAGTTGCCTTTGTAGCCCCTACCTTTACACAGGCTAAGAGAATAGCTTGGGATTATGTTAAGTATTACGCCAGTGTAGTACCAGGTGTTAGTTTCAATGAGACAGAACTGCGTGTGGACTTTCCGAATGGGGGGCGGTTGATGCTGTTGTCGGCTGAGAACCCTGACAGCTTACGTGGTATTTATCTAGACTTATGTGTATTTGATGAGTATGGGATGCAGAACCCTAGAGTATGGGGGGAGGTGGTGAGGCCGGCCCTGTCAGATAGGGAGGGGGCGGCTGTATTTCTAGGCACACCAGCAGGACATAATCATTTTTATGATTTACTGGAGACTGCCAAGACTGAAACACAGAATGGCTCTGACCAGTGGTATTGGAAGATAGTCAAAGCATCTGAAAGCAATCTTGTCAAAGAAGAAGAGTTGGAAGCTGCCAGCAATCAAATGACTCTAGAGCAGTATGAGCAAGAGTATGAGTGTTCG